TTGGTGCGAAATAACGTCAAGATGACAGAGGCAGGAGATGTCGAAGTTGTTGATCCAAAATCAGGACAAACACGATACACTGAAACTGGTGATCCAATGAATATAGATGGGTTGGTTGCAGAATTCCTACAAACTAATCCACACTTTGTTCAAGCAGGACAACCAGGAGGTGGATCAAAATCAAACACTGGCACACAAGGTATTTCTAATGTTGATGTAAAAGATCTGGATATGACAAATCCAGAACATAGAAAAAAATATGCTGAATGGCGTAAGACCCAAGCAGGATATTAAACATTAACAATAGAAGGAGATTAGCAAAATGGCTAATGAATCAACTACTACTACATTGAATGATCTGATATCACCGATCGTGCAAGAGGCAATGTTCGTTGCATCAGAAACTTCAATAATGCCAGGACTTGTGAAACAATTCACAGTTCCAGCAAACGCTGGTAAGGTATTACAAGTGCCTATATACAGCACACAAACAATCGCGGCAGACACAGCAGAAGCGACTGACCTTTCAAACACACAGATCTCAACTGACAAGGCTGACATCACTTTGGTTGAAGCAGGTATAATGACTACATTAACTGATATGGCTAGAAACCATTCAGTATCAAATGTTGTTGCTGACCTAGGTAAGTTATTTGGTGAAGCGATTGCAAAAAGACACGACAGAGCATTAACAGGCTTGTTCTCATCTTTCTCATCTTCAATAGGTGCTGACCAAGATGAAATCGAAGTAAAAGACTTATTTGAAGCATATGCTACACTTAAAGCAAATGCTGTTCCTGGTCCATACTTTGGTGTGTTCAATCCAAAAGCGATCTACAATGTGAAGAAAACTTTAACTAACACATTCGTAAATCCAAATCCGGCAAATGTTGTAAACCAAGCGATGACTGAAGGTTTTATCGGTAGAATCGCAGGTATCGACATTTTCGAAAGTTCAAATGTTGTTGAAGATTCAGCGACAGGCGTGACTAACGCAGTATTTTCAAGAGATGCGTTAGGTTTAGCGGTTGCACAAAACATCAACATTGAAACACAAAGAGACGCTTCATTAAGAGCAGAAGAAGTTGTTGCATCTACTAGATATGGTGTATCAGTTCTACATAACTCTTATGGTGTTAAAATCTTAGGAGACAACCAAATCAACTAATAATTGATTTGATCTCGATTCAATTAAAGGGCGGCTTTATGTCGCCCTTTTTTTATGGCTGTTAAATATTGTTATGTCAATTGTAATTTGGTTTAATGGCCCTTCACAAAAAGATCTTGTTGAAACACTTCCTCGACAACAGATAGAAATAGGTTGCAATTACATTGAAAAGTTTAGACCAGTTGATGCTGTTGCGGCATTTGATATTGGTGTTGTCGAAAAAATTAAAATGAAAGAAAATGTGCAATATTACACAAGGTCAGATTCACAAATGCCCAATTGGAATATTATTGTAAACCAAATTGTAAGTGGCGGTAATTCTGGTGTGTTGGCTTGTTGGGTGGCTGTTGAAAAGTATCCAAAACAACCAGTGTATATCCTAGGCTGTGATTGGGGCATAAATGACAACAGCAGTTTTGATTACATTTACAAAACAGGTCCAAAAACAAAATATACTACCCACAGCAAAAAGAAAATAGAAAACTTGTTTAAAAATTGGGAAGTTTATGTGGTGCACGATGGCAATCCAGATGTGTCATTGCCTGTGATTAAGAAAGATAGTTTCTTACAACTTATCCAATAAATAACTATATCACAAGGGAGGACCTTGTAGAATTAAAAGAAGGACTTTTAACAATGGCGCAATTCGCAACAGACTCAGACCTAATAAGTTATGTTCCTGATGTAAAGAAATACGGCATACAGGAATTTTTAACAGAACACCAAAAAACTTACGACGACATCATCAGACTACTGAATGTAAAATGGTGGCCAACAACAGGATTCTCACAATACGATGTTTCCGTGTTGGGTGGTAGTCCAAAACTATCACCAAGTAGATTGAACTCAGATCAATTTACTAGAGCCGCAGTGTATCACGTCTTAGCCTACTACATATATCCTAAATTAAGCACATTTGAACCAGATGGAGATTCATTCCAGGAACAAATGAAATTCTACAAGGCAAAGTTCGAAGAAGAATTTGACCTTATATTGAAAGACGGTGTGCATTATGATTTGGATAGTTCAGGCACATATACAGATAGTGAAAAACAATCATTTTACAAGGGTAGGTTGATTAGATAATGTCGGCAAGAGAAAACATAGCAAAAAACATAACAGAACAATTGGAGAATATGACTAATCCTGCTCCAGGTTTAGTTTCAAGAGTATTCTTTGATGTGCAAAAATTAGCCATCACACAATTTCCTGCTGTATTGGTTGTGACATCAAATGAAACCAGAGAAGATGTTGCCACTGATATGCGAGAAGGCAGAATAGCATATGAATTAAGATGTTATGTGAGGGGCACAGAGATTGACACACTTAGAAATGAAATAGTAGAAAGAATTGAAGAAACATTAGAAGTTTCCAGAGATAGAGATATTGCATTGGCAGACACAAACATACACAACGTCACAACAAGAGTAGTAAATGTTGAGGTAGTTGAAAGAGAACTACCATTGGGCGAAGTAATTGTTTTATGCGATGTGATATACAGATACAAAAAAGGAGTATTATAATGGCTATTAAATTATACAAAGGACAAAATTCAATAATGGTGCGAGGAATGGATGTTCAAGCACGATTGAATGATGGTTGGACCACAGAACCATCTACTACAACGACAACCAAAATAACCTTAAGACCCAGAAGGGCCAAAAAACCCAAACTGGAACGAGAGGTTAAAGATCTCCCTGGTCCGGACGATCTAAACATAGAGGAGACAACAAATGGCGACTAATACAGCGACATACACAGGTGAATCTGGTGTGGTTAAGTTCTCTGATGACGGCTCAGCGGTAACGGCGGTAGCAAGTGTTAGATCATTCACAATTGATCAAGAAACACAAACTATCGAATCAACTGTTATGGGTTCGGTATCTAGATCTTATCTACCAGGACTAAAACAGTTCTCTGGCACTATGGACCTGTTCTTCAGAGAAGACGACGACGGGCAAAAAAGCCTATTCGACGCAATCGGAGGAGCAAACGGTTCTGTGGCTATTGAACTATACCCATCAGGTGAGACAACTGGTGTAAAACTATCTGGAAATGTTATCATAACTGGTCATTCAATCACAACAAACTTTGATGGTATGACTGAAGCAAGTGTGACATTCCAAGGTGATGGAGCGTTGACGAAGACAGATTTATAATGTTGAATGTCACGATCCAATTTAACGGCACAAAGGTAGCGGCTGATCTTAAAAAGGAAATCGATCAATCCGTTCGCCTGATATCCAATGACTACTTTGGTCTGGTCAAAGACAAGACACCAGTCAAAACTGGTCGTGCTAGAAAAGGTTGGAGGATAAAAAAACAGAAACAGTTTTCTTATCGTGTTTCCAACCGTGTTCCTTACATAGGACGCCTAGATGATGGATATTCAAAACAAGCACCGCGTGGTATGACACGACCTGCCGCGGGGGAAGTGCTTAGAACAAGCAGAAGGAGACTAGGATAATGTCAATAACAGACAAAATCGCAAAACACTATCAATCAGCGATTGGTGGTGAAATGAAAATGTATCATTGTGAGGAGTGGGGCACTGATATCTATTTTAGAACAACATACCCGCTTAAAGACGAGGGCAAAATACTTGAATTGCAATCACAAGGCAAGACAGTAGAAGCACTTGTTGAAAGCATTGTGACAAAGGCTAGATCCAAAGATGGAAAAAGGCTTTTTACTGATGCTGACAAAATAAAATTGATGAATGAGGCTGATCCTTTGACTGTTGTCAAGGTTGCTTCTGCAATCAATAACGGCAAGATAACCGCTACACAGGACGAAGCCGCAAAGGAATAGCGGCCAGTGTTGAGTTAAGGTTTGTAATGATGCTGGCGGACAGATTAAAAAAATCTGTCGAAGAAGTATTACAGATGTCAACACTGGAACACGAATTGTGGTTGGGTTATTTGCTGTATGAAGACAAGGAAAACAAGAAGACTATGAACAAAGCAAAAGCACAGCAAAAGGGTAGACGATAATGGCCCAAGGTAATTTACTTCTTAACATAGCAGTAAAAAATCAAGCGGCCTTGGGCAAGGTAAATCAGCAACTTACCACGATGCAGGCCAGCAGTTTAAAACTGAGCACACTTTTAAAGGGTGCTGGTGGAGCCTTGGCGGCAATTGGAGCAACCAAATTAATTGGAAGCATTGTTTCAACCACTGCCAGGTTTGAGGACTTAGGTGATGCACTTGCGTCAGTCACAGGATCAGCACAGGCAGGTGCGGAGGCGTTTGACTTTGTAAGTAATTTTGCTACCCAAACACAATTTGGTGTTGAGGATCTTACTACCACTTTCATTAAATTGAAAGCCAGTGGTATTGAACCAACCAAAGACTTACTAACACTATTCACAGACACGGCGGCGATAACGACAGACCAAATTGGTTCGTTGCAGGCAATGACGGATCTATTTTCAAGAACCACTTCAGGTGGATTGGGTCTTGAAGAACTTAACAGATTGGCAGACAGAGGTGTCCCGGTATTCAGAATACTTGAAGAACAATTAGGACTTTCAAGGTTAGAAATATCCAATGTTGGTAAGACGGCAGAAGGTGCCAAGAAGATTCTTAATGCACTATCCACAGGTATTAGAGCAGACTTTGGTGGTGCAACAGCAAGGGTCACGGATAACTTATCCACACAATTTTCCAACTTTTCAATCGCACTAAAAAACACAGCCAACACATTTGGACAGGGACTATCACCAGTATTGAAAGATGTCACACTGGACCTAACAACATTCATTGAAGAAAATGATGACCTTGTTAAGTCATTGGGAATAGCAGTTGGCGGAGCATTAAAATTATTCATAACAGCACTTGGCACGGTTGCCAAAGCAATAATGGTTGTGGTAGATGCATTGGTCACGGCGGGAACAGCAGTAAGCGACTTCCTTGGCAAAGTAAGAGACCTTATACCATTCCTACGAAAAACAGAATCAGTCCAGAATGACAATGTTAAATCATTACGGGCGATGCACGATGCATATGAAAACACAGGGGCAAGTGTTCAACATTACACAGATGCCATTATGCGAAACAAAGGCAAGGTTGAAGAAGCAGAGAAAGTTTTCAAACATTATGATGACGCTATATTAAGAACAGAAAGATCCAACAAAGAGGCGGCGGAATCAGCAGAGAAATTAAATGAATTATTCGAAAATAATGTTATACTAGAAGCATTAAACAGAACCATTGGAGAAGGCTTTACACCATTGGAAGGCAAAATACAAGCAGTGGCGGCAGGTATGGGTGCATTCCAACAGACAGCATCCAGTGCCTTGACAGATGTGTTTATGGGCACAAAAACATTGAAAGATGCATTGGGAGAAATAGCAGAAGCAACATTAAGAGCACTTATACAAGGTTTTATAAATTTAGGATTAACAATTTTCATATTAGAGCCATTAGAAAAGTTTTTAAGACGACAAGTTCAACAACAAGACAAATTAAATTCCAAACTACGAACAGAGATAGCATTAAGAACGGTGTTGGCATTTTTAACGGGCGGAACAAGTATTGGTTTACCTGGAATGGCATCAGGTGGACCTGTAGCGGCAAATCAACCATACATTGTTGGTGAGAGAGGAAGAGAATTATTCATTCCAAACTCATCAGGAACAATAATACCAAATGATGAATTAAATTCACCTGGATCATTTAGTGGTAGCGGCCGTGGTGACAACATTGAAGTCACATTTAATATTAATACAATTGATGCAACAGATTTCGATCAATTACTAACAACAAGACAGGACTTAATTGTTGGACTTATCAACAGAGGTCTTGCTGAAAGAGGCAAAAGGAGTTTAACAGCATAATGAGTGGTGTATTTCCAATAACAGCAGGTTTCCAAACATTAGATTGGCAATCAAATACCAACAGCAGGGTGTCAGTGAGCGTCTCTGGCAAAACACAAAGAATAAAAACAGGACAACAATTTTGGAGTTTCAAATTGAAGTCACCTGCAATGACAAGAGCAGAAGTAATGGCAGACTTTGCCTTTATTGTGAAACAGGATGGACAAGTTGAATCATTTACCATTGTGCCACCCACAGTTTCATCAGCAAGAGGCACAGCATCTGGCACTATTTCTGTTGTTGCTGATTCAAGTGTTAGTCCAGCATACAACAATCAAAAAGGATCGTCAGTAGTTCCTGTTTCAGGCGGAAGTGGCACACTACTAAAAGGTGACCTTGTTAAATTTGCCAGTCACGACAAAGTTTATATGTTGACAGAAGATGCAAATATGGATGGTTCAAGTGTTGATACATTAAGCATATATCCACCATTGGTTGCAGATGCAACTGGCAGTATCACTTACGACAATGTGCCAATAAAAGTTTATTTTGACAAGGATGAACAAAAATATATCACACAGGCAGACGGAACATTTCAATATGAAATAGTAATGAATGAGGAAATCTAATGGCAAGAGGCATAGCGAGTTCACTACAAACAAAATTAGCCGCTAGATCAGTCTTTGCCGCTGACCTAATTGAATTACATCTATCAACACCTTTATATTTTACATCCACAAACATAGACATTGATTTTGATTCAGACACAGCACCTGACACAGGTTCAAACACTTACCTTGCACAAGGACAATTTTTATTCTTCAGCAACATAACAGAAAGTTCAGACCTAAGGGTTGGACAAATTGATATGACTTTTACAGCAGTGGATACCACAACGGTTGCATTGTTAATAAACAATGAATTTATGAATAAAAGGGTGGTTATATATCGTGCTGTATTGGATAATGAATACAATTTTACATCAGATGATGTGTTCACAGTTTTTGATGGCAACATTATGGGATATAGTATCAACGAAACAAATGACACAGCCACAGTCACAATAACAGTGGCATCACAGTTCGCAGACTTTGAAAGAAGCAATGGTAGAAAAACAAATCCAGCATCACAGCAGATACATTTTGCTAATGACAAAGGAATGGACTTTTCTGCACAGATTGTTAAGGATTTAAAATGGGGGAGAGCATAATGAACAATTTAAGACTTGAAGATTTCAATGTTAGACATTTTTCTGCATTTGAACAATTGGCATATAGAGCAGTGTTTGAAAGAGGATTTGTAGATGTGGATTTTGACAAACAACATTGGAACACACATTTAAAAAATTTAGTAAGTGTCAACAGCAACATTGTTAGATTATTATTTGCTAACAATGAATTGGTAGGATTTTATATTTTACAATTACACAACTTGCCTTGGAATCACAGAACACAGGCATTGTTTCAATTGATGCATTTGGCACCTGCACACAGGAATTCGGCAACATATCATTCTATGTTCAGAGATGCAGACGCACTTTGCCAATACAACAATGTTGAAAAAATACAAACCACAGACACAGCCATACAAATGGATGAAGGACAAAAATTAAATTTATTACACAAACACAATTACCATCATATAGACGGTGTTTGGGAGGCAAAAAAAGATGTTTAGTCCTACATACATAAAAGACCTAAACCACCAATATACAGACGTCTCTGTGCGAACAAACACTATTAAAACACGCACGGAACAAGTTATATCCTTCTTAAAAAAGTTTGATAGGTTTACCAATATGGATTTTGAAACTTTATACCAAATGATTTCACCATCTATAAGAAACAAACAATATAAAATTTTTAAAAACAAAGGACAAATAACTGGTTTTGCCAATTGGGCATTTGTTAATGACAAGGTGTTAGAAAAGTTTTTTACAACAGGAAAATTAGGCACACTGGATTGGACATCTGGTTTTAAAATGTTATGGGTAGAGGTTGTGACAGAAGGCAAAATGGAAAAAATGATGAGTTGGATGAAAAATTATTCTGTAAATTTATTAGGAGAAAATGTAAGGATATATTGGATCCGTTCTGAACAAGATAAAATTAAAAAACAAATGAAAATAAGAACCAAAAGGAACTGGCGATGGGAAGTGTAGTTAGAGCCGTAAAAAAGGTCGTAAAGAAGGTAGTTAAAACTGTCAGTAAAGTAGTAAGTGGTATTGTGTCAGCAGTGACATCACCATTTGGTATGAATATTGATGTGCCTGATTATGACATAGGCGTAGATCAATCACAAGCCATACAAGGTGTTTTATTAAACAAGGATTCTGCTATCAGTCACATACCAATAGTGTATGGAGAAAGACAGGTAGGAGGCACCCGTGTTTTTGTTTCCACAAATGGCACAGATAACAAATATTTGTATGTGGCCTTTGTGATGTCAGAAGGACAAATAAATGCTTTCACAAAATTGTTCGTTGATGACAATGAAGTCACATTGAACAGTTATGCACACGGCACACAGGCAACACCCACAGGTGGAGATTATGCAAGTAAATTAGTGGTGCAATTTTTTGATGGCAGAGACACACAAACAGCATCAAGCCTATTACAAGAAGCACCAGGATGGACTTCAGATCATAAATTAAGTGGATTGGCATATTTGGCACTTAGATTCGAATGGAAAGGATTTAACACAGATCAAGATCCCAACAACAATCCATATGGAGGTGGAATACCCAATGTTAAGGCACAAATACAAGGTAGAAAAATATTAGATATCACAGGAATAACTCCTGCTTCATACAACACAGCATATGGTTCAGACACCGTTGCATATTCAAAAAATCCTGTGAATGTTTTGGCAGATTATTTGAGAAACACAAGATATGGCAAGGGACTTGCCAATGACAAGTTTGATTGGGCCAGTTTTAAGACAGCGGCCACACTTTGTGACCAAACAGTGACCTATGCAAACAGTTCAACTTCAAAAGCATTCACCTGTGATGCAGTGATTGATACCAACAACAGCCTAATGACAAATTGCAAAATATTAATGGCAGGATTCAGAGGAATAATGCCATACCAAGGCGGAAAATATTTTATGAAAATAGAACACGGAGGAGATGACACAGATATCACAGCAACTCCGGCATCACCAACCACAGTGTTCACAGTCACAGCAGATCATATCATAGGTGGAGTGCAGTTGGAAGGAGAAAGCAAACAACACAAAGCAAACCGTGTTGTTGTGACTTATGTGGATCCGGAAGCAGATTATCAACCCAATGATGTGACTTTTCCAGAAGAAGGATCATCTGATGACACAACTTTTTTGGCCGCAGACAACAGCATTAGATTAGAAAAAAGAATTACACTACCAACCATTGCAAACAGAAAAATAGCAGAACAATAGGCAAGGGTATTTTTAAAAAGATCAAGAACACAAAAATTTGTTGTGTTTGGCACAAACCTTGCCACAACCAATACCACTGTGGGCGATCTTATCCGTGTGCAGAGTGATAGTTTAGGATTGGACGGCATATTCCGTATAATGGATTTAAAATTAAATTCAGATGGCGATATGGAGATATCAGCAATGGAACATCAATCATCCACTTATGGCATATCCGCAAGTGGCACAGACTACATTAGGCCTTCATTAAACTTGCCTGATCCTTTGCTGGTGAGTGCACCAACAGGACTAACACTTGCTTCAGGATCTGTGCATAACTTGGTAGACGAAAACAACAATGTCACATATAGGATAAGAGTTGATTGGACAGCATCTTCAGATCCTTTTATAAATGATTATGTGGTGCAGTATAAGAAAAGTTCTGATCCAGATTATGTGACCTTTACACAAACTTCTGAGACTTACACATACATTTCTCCCGTGGCATTGGGTGAAACTTACAATGTGCAAGTTTTGGCAAGGAATCAACTAAACAGAAGAAGTGCTTATGTGAGAGTTGATAACCACAAAGTGGTAAGCACATACACACCTGCCAGTGGATCAAGTAGTTCACAATCAGGTGGTTCAATAACAACAATATCAGGAACTTGGAGTCCATAATGGCAAGAACAGGATTTTACGACAGCACACAGGATTTGTATTTGCCAAAGGACACATTAACTTGGGCAAACCTAGGAGAATCAGCATATGGTTCTTGGGACTCATACACCTCTTGGTATCAAAACTTGACCACATCAACAGAATTAGAATACACATCGGACATCATTGACTTTGGCTTTGCAAAAAAAATATATCCTGTTGTGATAGTCACAGCAAGGAGAGATGGTGCCACAGACACAGCGGCCACATTCACAACTGACTTCACAAAAATAAAAATAGAGGCAGGCAATGCCAGCGATTTGAGTGATGCAACCAGCAGAACACTCACAAGGACTTCTGCACCCACATACACAGGACTAGGAGCAAAAAGATATTACAGGGTCACTGTGACAATAAATTCAGGCACCAACACAGCACCACAAGGCTTCAGGGGAATTGAAATAAGGCTGTTGGATGATGCGATCACAGAAACAATAGAAAGTTTTAGTCTAGCAACTGTGGATGATGGTAGCACCAACACTCGTGTGGTGCCCACAAACAAAACATACTCTTCTATATCCAATGTGAGCCTCACACCATTGGATGAGATAACGGACACAGTGGTCACAGGAGTTGGATCAGATGGATCCACAGTGACCATATATGTGGCACTGACATACATATTATCAGGATATTTTGTGGGAGACCTCGGAGGAGGTGGCAGTGTGACCACATCAAACATACAGATACCACCATTGCTGAGATTGGTATCAACATCAACAAATTCATTCACCGTGCAGGCATACAAACCCAACACGGCAGAGGACACCAATTGTAGCATCAATGCTCACGTCTCAGGTCTACCGCCTGTGGCCATTGACACAAATGGTAACTTGATTAGGACAGCCTAATTAAATAACATAAAGGAGAAACACGATGGCTTGGCCAGCAAACGAAAACAACATATCAACAACCAACCTTGACGCAGGCACTGACAATCCCGCATCAGCGAGACCAGACCTCAAGGCGGCATTGGATAAGATCACAAACATCATCAACGCTAGAGCACAGGCAAGCGGCGGTGCTTCTCTGGATTCAAATAGCAAAATACCTTCAGCACAACTTCCGGATGAGATCAACTCTTCAGCGTCGACCAACTTAACAATTGATCCAACGACCGGAGTGGTAGTGGTAGAGGATGTGGTGCAATTAAATCCAGTGGCATATGCGGCATTACCGGCATCACCAGCCAAGGGACAGATA